AAGAAAAGTTTTAGGAAATCATGAAATGGAATACGAAATTTTGTCCTGGACTATCTCAATCGCTTTATCGGCTATTGCCGAGGAATATGTGAAGCAGAAACGACGCAGGGAAAACTTAAAAAATCGTCTTCATGGAATCTAATACGCATGGGCGCAAAATCGATACTTGACCCGTGCTGCGGAAGCAAAATGATGTGGTTTGACAGGAGTCACCCTGGGGTTGTTTTCGGCGATCATCGTAATGAGTTTTTGACTGTTAAAGATCGTTCGCACGGAAATGAAAACGGAACAAGGACGCTCAGAATTGAACCAGACACTTTAATGGATTTCAGAGCGCTTCCATTCTCCGATGGAACATTTAGTCTCGTTGCATTTGATCCTCCGCATTTGGTTAGAGCTGGTGATAAAAGCTGGCTGAAAGCTAAGTATGGAATGCTTTCAGAAAACTGGCGTGATGACTTGAGCCAGGGTTTCTCTGAATGTTTCAGGGTTCTGAAAGTTGATGGAGTTATGGTTTTTAAATGGAATGAAACTCAAGTCAAGATTGCTGAAGTTCTAAAACTGGTGCCTTTTGACCCTTTATTTGGTCATTTGTCTGGCAGAAAAGGACTCACTCACTGGCTAGTTTTCATGAAGAGCGGAAATGATTGAATCAATACGAATGGGAATTGCATTTTTTACGGCCTTGACCAGCCGACAAAAACTTTACCGAGCCAACACTTGGGGCAGTTCCCATGACGTATTGGTGAAATCAATAATCGGAAGAGAGTTATGCACTATTTCAAAATGAATATAGGTGACTACGCTAAAAAGGCTGGCCGTCTATCAATGCTGGAACACGGAGCGTACACGCTTCTTATTCATTCGTGCTATGACCGTGAGAGATTCCCAACTCTTGAAGAGGCTTTTGACTGGTGCTGGGTTAGAACTGAGGAAGAGGAGGCCGCTGTAAAGTTTGTTTTGAATAAATTTTTCACTCTTGAAGATGGCGTTTACGTTCAGAACAGAATCAAAGAGGAAATAGAGAAATACCACGAAACCTCAGAAACAAACAAGCGAATCGCAACGGAGCGTGAAGCAAACAGAAGGAAAAAATCACGAACCGTGAACGATCCGTGCGAAAGCGTGAACGAAGCTCCACCTAACCAAGAACCAAGAACCATTAACCAAGAACCATTAACCAATACGGTTAAAACACACACTGACTACTGTTCGTTACAACACGGCGAAGATGAGAATAATTCTCAAATTATCTCTGACGATCCGCCAGCAATCGATCATAACCCGCAAAACAGCAAGCAAACACCGGCGGCAAGTGTGTGTATTTCCATTAAAAAACAAGGCATTTCAGACGTAAACCCGGCGCACCCTGAGCTTTTGATGTTGATTGATGCCGGGGCTACGCTTGATGAATTTGTCTACGCGGCAAGGACGGCAAAGGACAAAGGCAAAGGGTTTGCGTACATCCTGGGAATCGTTAAAAAACAACGTGAAAACGTCAAGGCGATGGCCGGGAAATTGCACGAAGGACGCCTGCCGAACAAGCAGGAATCAATTGAAAAAAGGAATTTTTCAGTTGCAGAAAACTGGGTTCCGCCAGAAATGAGGATTAAGGCATGACTGAAAACGATTTTGACCAGTTTAGAAGGGGGGTTGCAGGTGTTTACGCCTTTTACGAGAAAGACTTAAGTGATTTTTCTCTTGATCTTTGGTGGAATGCTCTGAAGCGTTACGATCTGTCGGCGATCATCGAAGGGTTTAACCGCCACGTGATCAATCCAGAGCAGGGGAAATGGCTTCCAAAGCCAGCCGACATCATCAAGATGCTGGGCGGCGGAACTCAGGATTCTGCGCTTCTGGCATGGGCTAAAGTTGATCGTGCTGTGCGAGAGATCGGGATTTATCAGTCCATTATTTTTGATGATCCTTTGATTCACAAAGTGCTGTCGGATATGGGGGGATGGATACCGCTTGGCATGAAATCAGAAAGCGAATGGCCCTTCGTTGCGAAGGAATTTGAAAACCGCTATCGCGGGTACAAATCACGTAACGAACGGCCTGAGTACCGTTCGCATTTGATCGGACTGGCAGAGGCGCACAACTCGAAAGAGGGTCACAAAATCGAAAAACCAGTTCTGGTTGGAAACCAGCATCAAGCATTGCTTGTGTATCAGGGCGGTATTGGCAAGGCTGAATTCTGTCTTGAGATTGGCCTGCAAAAACTCAAGTGCGATGTCAATTCCGCTGTTGGTGTATTGAGTTTTGCTAAGAATGAGGACGCTGCGTAACATCCGGCGAGTAAAGCGAAATGAATAACACAGAATGGCTGGAGTCGCTGAAAGTCGGAGATGAAGTGGCTGTTGAGGCGTGGAACGGCTGGCACTCAATCGAGAAAGTGACAAAAATAACAAAGACTCAGATCGTTACGAATCTAGGAAGATACAAAAGAGGCAGCGGCTTAACCGTTGGTGGTTCGATATGGTATTCATCAAAAATCGTGCCTGTTACTGATCAGATACGTGAGAGGGTAAGAAAATCAATCATTATCAGTAAATTTAGACAACTGGATTTCACCAGAATGACATTGGATCAACTTGAGCGCATACAGGCAATTATTAATGAGCCAGGCAAATGATCAGCGATAAAAAATGCATAGTTTCATTTTCCGGAGGTGCTGGCTCGTTTGCTGCCGCTGTCAGGGCGGTTGATAAATATGGAAAAGAAAACACAGTATTGGTTTTTTGCGACACATTAATAGAAGACGATGACCTTTATCGATTTGTTCGCGAATCAGTTGAAAAAATAGGTTGTGAGCACGTGACATTGAAAGACGGGCGGACACCATGGCAGGTTTTTAAAGACAAGAAATATCAAGGCAATACAAGGACGGCGCATTGCACCACAGAGTTGAAAGGTAAGGTTTTTGCGAAGTGGCTTACTGATAATTACTCGCCGGAAGATTGTGTAATCGTTTTCGGCTTCGACTGGTCGGAGTCGCATAGACACGAAACAGCAAGAAGAAATTATGCTGATTATGAATGCTGGTCTCCGCTTCTTGACGCCCCATTTTTAGATAAAAAGGATTGCTTTGAAGTTATAGAGAGCTACGGAATTGATCTTCCGAAACTTTATAAAGTTGGTTTTTCGCACAACAACTGCGGCGGTTTTTGCGTAAAAGCTGGCCAAGAACATTATCACAGATTGTTAACTATTATGCCGGATGTGTATGCGCACCATGAATTTGAGCAAGAAAAGTTAATGAAAGAATTGCCTACGGCAAGGCCGTTTTTGAGAAAAATGGTGGACGGAGAACTAAGATATTTAACACTAAAAGAATTCCGCGAAATGATTGAATCTGGAGTTAAGCATGATGAGCTTGACTTCGGCGGATGCGGGTGTTTTGTGTGAGCGATAAACAAATCTTCTGCTTGGTTCACAAAACGGCGAGAGACGGCGCATGAGCGAAATAAGTAAAATTAAATCAGGAAAGCAATTAGCTATCAATGCGATGAAGAAGGAACTGGCGCGCTTGAAAAAGATTGCTGATGCGGCAAGAGCCGAGCACGATGAGTACATTAATTCAGCATCAGTAATAATTGGCGTCCGGAATGAATTTGTCAATATTGTTAAATCAAAAGAGACCGGAAAACACGTTGTGCGCAAACTCGAATCACTTCAGAAAATTAATAACAAAGCTCTTTCAGTGGCGGAAAAAGATTTTTCGAAGATACTGGAAAAGCTTATAGCAGCTGAACTTGCTGTTAAAGAGTTGGCTAAAGAAATAGCTAATGCGGAGTTTTTAATGGGATTTGAGCTGCGATGAGTGCGCTACGCAAGTTTGGTGAGTTTGCTATGACAAATAAGCGTTTAGGTAATCTGTAATGTCAAAACAGTTTTTCAACCTGATCAATAGTCAGGTCAAGTATAACGCAAAGCATGCCATTGATCATGCTCCTGAAGGTTATGTGTGTGAAATTAAAGAGCCAACAAGGACGCTGGAGCAAAACGCGAAAATGTGGCCAATGCTACAAGATATTGCTAGGCAAGTGTGCTGGTGTGAATTTTGGATGACTGACGAGGAATGGAAAGATTTTTTTACAGCCATTCTGAAGGGTCAAAAGATAGTGCCAAATATGGATAAATCAGGATTTATTGCTGTAGGCGGAAGGACAAGCCAGATGGGCAAAAAAGAGTTTATTGACCTTATCGATTTAATGTACGCATTCGGCGCGGAACACGATGTTCGATGGTCTGAGCCTGGATTTCATAAACCTGAAATTGCTGAAAATATGGTGGAGTGATGAGTGACTTGATAGATGGGTATATAAAATCAGGATTGGTTTCTGATGATTACACAAGAAATTTTGTTGAATGCGAAGAATGTTTAAGGATGACTCATCCTGACGATCTAGATTCAGAAAATGTTTGCGAGTTATGCAGGGAAAGGATTGATGAAAGTTATTGAACTTGGGCACGTTTTTGAGTTGGATCATCTTGACGGTAACGGCAAATCAACGTTACGTTTTGTTAACAGAAATCCCGGATGTGAGCGTGAAGGAACGACAAATCAAGAAGTACTGCGAGCATTGATTAGCCGGGTGAAGTTTTTGGATGAACAGATACATTGGCCACTGAATGAGGAAATTATTCATCATTTGAGGATGGCGATTGTATTGCACGAGGCTAGAGCTCTGATACGCAAGCAAGAAAAGGGGCGCATAGATATCGAATCGTTGCCGGTTGGCAATGACGGTCATTTAATGATAGTGAAGGGCGGTTGATATGAAAAAAACAACTGAAGAACAACTCACAGAATTCGCGGATCGTATTGAAGCAGAATCGAACACAAATGGTGATGTAGTGCTTAAACGCCAAGAAGCTGAAAGATTGGTGATTTTGATGCGCAAAGCTGCGGATGAAACATTCGAGCCTTGGTTGATAGGTGATGCATGACAAACACAACCAATCCAGAACAGCTAATCGATGAAGCGCTTGACTCAGTGTTACGCGCATCGGGATCTGCGCTGGGCTATTACAGGACTGAAAGAGAGCTTGATCGTATGCGCACAGCAATGCGAGTAGAAAATAAATGAAAACAATTGAATCGACTTCTAATCTATGTAAAAAACAAGATGCTCTAACGCTTGATGCGCTTAATGAAGCAATTGAATTAATACGCGCATTAGCTCCGAAAGAGGATCCTGGAGATATTTTTCTGATTAATGGCCGGGCGTTAAAAATAGTTAAAAACGAAATATTACCAAATGACACGATTATTGTTAGCAAGAGGTTGTTTGACATGCTTTATGAGAGTGGATGCATAGAGAATGAGCAAGATAACGCAGTCTGAATCAGATCATCTTGAGAGAGTTAAATCGCAGCCTTGCTGTTTATGCGGTGCCAGCGCACCAAGTGACGCGCATCACATACTTGAGGGCAGGATTAAAGGCAGGCGAGGTCATCATTTTTGCACTATACCGCTCTGCAAAGATTGCCATCAGGGCGGCAGAAATGGTGTCCATGGGCAGCAATTTATGCTCAAGATTATGAAGCAGAGTGAGCTTAATTTGCTTGGAGAAACGATTGAGAAGATTTACGGAAGAAGGTGACTTTTAATTGAGTAAGGATTTGTAGTGATATGAGAGTAAGCGAGCAGATACAGCGTATGCATGATTCCGGAGATGTTGGTCTTTATCTAACCGGATATGCAGAGAAAATCAAGATCATGGAGGATGCTATTTTTTTGATGGTCTCTGACGGTTGGTTATGTCACGGATCAGAAGGATTGTCAGAAGCGCAGAAAAAATGCAATGAAGCATTTGAAATGCTTAATGGAAAATAATTCTAAAAGGTAAACATGAAACCATACTACAAGCAGGGCGGGTTTTTCGATCGGTTGGAGCAGTTGAGTGATTGGATTGATGATGAGATTGATATGGCTGCTGATTATTTGAGGTGGTATGGAATCATGTATTTTGTACCAGGATTTAGAAGACTTACTTTGTTAAGTATGTGGCTTGATATTAATCGAAGAGATATTGAAAAACACAGACGCGAATACAACAAAATCAAATACTGGTGGATGAGTGCGAAATGATGCGCAAATTCTTGGTGACTAAGTTTATTTGTTCAAAATGTGGCAACAATCTTAATCTTACATACGACAGACCGCCGGGGGGCATTGATTACGAAAATGGAGAGCCAACAGGTGCGGCAAAGGTCGATCAGGTTGTTGTTATAGAGCCTTGTGAGTGTGTTACGCGCCAGGTCGACGAGATCAAAAAAGCAACCAAGATTCTGTTTGGCACCATCGGAGAATAGGAATGAATCTAGCATACAAAGCCATGATGTATGCACGTGAAGTGCATAAAGATCAGGTCAGGAAATATACCGGCAATCCGTATGTTGATCATTTGGCTGAGGTTGCGGGTATTGCTATGGCAGTGGGATGGCGCGCGCCTTTTGTGCATCCTGACAAGTTTATGGCGGTCTGCTGGCTGCACGACAGCATTGAGGATACAGAGGTGACATGGGATGACCTGCTTATTGAATTCAATACTGATATAGCTGACGCCGTGTTGCTCTTATCAGACACAGAAAAAGGTAATAGAGCAGAACGCCAGGCAGCAAGTCGAGAAAGATTATCAAAGGCACCAGGGTGGGTGCAGTCAATAAAGTGCGCTGATGTAATCAGTAATGTCAGCAGCACAGTCAAGCACGATCTGGATTTCGCAAAAACGTATCTCGAAGAAAAAAGATTGTTGCTTGATGTGCTGAATGAGGCTGATCCGAGTTTGAGGGCTTTGGCTATGAGCATGATTGGGCGTGTTTAAGCTGGACCAGCGCGCGCCGGGCGCCATACTGCAACATGTTGATATTAAACAATAATAGAAAATAACTATTTTTCGCATGAAATTCAATCTATTGATTATTAATGTATTTTTGTTTAGACGGGCACGGACCGGAGCACACGAGGCACCATGAGTAATATCAATCGCGGCCACACATACTCAGAAGAATTTCGCATGAAATGCGAAGCTGAGTACGTATGCAAAATACCGTTGATAGCGGATCGGCGGGAATATCTTAAGGGTGTGCAGGAAAATCGAGGGGTTGTTGCATGCAATAAACTCAAGGAGAAGATGGCCGAAGTGTGGGGTAGTAGATCGGTTGCTTGATAGTTTTTTGATGCGTTAGATGCGCGTTTTGAGGCGTTTAGGTGTATGCAAAATAGATAGTACATTTTTGTATTAATTTTATTGATTAGTTTATATTAATCAAAGACTTGTGTTATAATTTATTAACAACACCGGGAACGCATAATGTATCTGCGCGCCATCCCCGGTTACTAATTTTGGATAATCGTTAACAAGGATGGGCATTGAGTACCGTGAACCGCCGCTAAATGCTGTGGACTAGCAAACGTCATACAGTGCCTATCCTTGTTGGTGTTTGTGCATCAAGAAGGATGGGCATTGTAAATGAGCAGTCAGCATCAGGGCTGGTATCCCGGGTCAAATAAACCCTTATTAAGTGCCGTCAATGCCCATCGCTTGTTGGTGTATCGACGGGTGATGACCGTTATATCAAGAAATCCATGCAGGTTGCGCGGTAGCCGGAAACCATGCGCGAAGCATAGGAGAGTGAGAAAGTGACCAAATGGCAAGCCGGGATATCTCCGGTCGCCAACAATTCATTTGGGTTTAAATAGTATGAAAAGTATTATCAATAAAATTGGCGTTTTTATGATTATTGTTCCTGCGTCATGTTTCTTTTTTTACATACCAAAGATAACGGGGTTTCAGTTTTACTCCTCAGAGTGGGTTGTCTTTACTTTTCTGTGCGCAATTTACTTTGTGATTTCTCTGAATATGATTTTCTACGGTCATAAAGCAAGCTATTCAAATCGTGAAAATTAACACTCAATTTTTCAAATTGTTTACAGATGACGGAATAGGATTCTTTCGCTTGTTTGGCATGGGTCTTGGTTGGAAAGATATAACAAGGCACGGGCTGATGTTTTCAGAGAGGCGCGGTGGTTATTGGAGTTACGTTATGCTCGGAAAGTGGATGTTTAAGTTACTTTATAAGTGAGGTTTCCGGCCAGCATGCCAAGCTATTCAAAAGAACTGCTAAAAAGTATTGAAAGCCGCATAAACAATGGCTCTTTGAAAGTTTCTGGTGGTTCTGGGAGAGCGATTAATGCTGGTAATGTTTCAAAAAAAATTGATAGTCCGGCCCGGAGTAAATCAGTAGAAAACCTGCAAGCACTTGGCCGCATGAAGTCCGGTCAAATGAACAAGACCGAGGCTGAATATGCGCAGTATCTGGAAGCATTAAAAGCCTGCGGTGATGTTCTATGGTGGAAGTTTGATGCGGTGAACTTGAGGCTGGCGGATAGCCTGCATTATCGTGTCGACTTTCTTGTGATGAAGTCTGATGGCTCTCTTCAGGGGCACGAAGTAAAGGGAGGTCATGCATTCGATGACTCAATCGCAAAACTAAAAATGGCTGGCGAGCTTTATCCGTGGCCGTTTTTTCTGGTCAGGAAACAAAAGGGCGGTGGTTGGCAAATAACCAAAGTTGGAAATAAGGACTGAATACATGCCAAGACGACGCGGTGAAAGTAGTGTTCCTGTTTCAGTGGAAAGGTCTGAGTTAGCCAAGTCCATCGGAAACAGATTAAGGGCGGGAAGGGAATTGGCGGGGTTTTCGCAGAACTTTGCTGCGAAGCAGCTTGGGTACCGCAATTCTTCAAAGCTGGCAAAAATAGAGAACGGCACAGACACTAACTCTGTACCCTTGTGGCTGATACTCAGGGCGGCAAGGCTCTATCAGGTATCGGTAGATTATCTTTTCGGTGAATCTGACGATTGGGAGCTGAGCGCACAGGCATGTCTCGAGCGCGATGTATCGAAGTGGGTGTTCGAAGCAATGGAGCTATCAAGGAGGCGCGATATGGAGATTATGAAGAAGATTCATAACCGCTTCTACACGTTCTTTTCATCAGCAGACCAGATGCATGCATCAGCGGATGATCTTGAGGCGGCTATTAGGCGATTTATTGAGCTTAATCCAAAGTTTGAGACGGATATGCGGGGAAGTCATAAGCTACTCATGGCCGTTATGAACATTGTTGAAGTGGCAAAGGGTGCCAAGACCAAAACAAACAAATTCCGGCAAGAGTGCCGCATGAGCCAGGCTCAAACTCCGCAGGTCGGTATTCTTGATCTTGAGTATTACAGTAAATAATAAAAATGGGTGCAAAGCCTAAATTAACCACGGAAGAATGGAACAAGGTAAGGATTACTTGGGAAAACGATTCAAGGAAATCTCTTGCGTGGTTGAAGTCTGAATTGGATTTACCCGTAAGTAACGAGGCCGTAAGACTTAAAGCCAAAAGCGAAGGTTGGAAGAAATCAAAAAACACAAGCTTGGAAAATGAAAAACCAAGTTTGGAAAGTCAGGAATCCAAGCTTGCGGATTCTGTGAATGACAAGCAAGTAACGCGTGATAAGAAAACAAAAAAAACCGGCACAAAGTCAATCAAAAATTCAATTTCAATCACTGCTGATAAGGCCGAAGAACCAGATAAAAAAGGGCGTCCAACAAAATACAAAGAAGAATACGCGCGCCAAGCGTATAAGCTTTGCTTGATCGGGTACACAGACAAAGATTTGGCCGAATTCTTTGATGTATCAGAGTCTACAATTACCGTTTGGAAAGCAAAGTATGAGGATTTTTCGGCGTCCATAAAGGATGGGAAGGCTGTAACAGATGCCAATGTTGCCGAGAAACTCTATCATCGTGCGATTGGATATTCTCACGAAGAAACGCATGTCAGCAATTATCAAGGGCAGATAACATTAACGCCGCTCATAAAGCATTATCCTCCAGAGACCGGAGCGGCATTTATCTGGCTGAAGAACAGGCAGCCAAGGTTCTGGCGTGAAAAGGTGGAATCATCTTTGGAAATCAAATTCGACAAAGAAACTCTTGAGGAGATAAAACAAACCTTTATTTCCAGAATGGAGGCGGCGCGGGAAAGGCAGAGGGCAGTGTTAATCGAGAGGGGCATCCTGATAGAGCATAGCGAAGATTAAAGATGTCAGCAAAGAAGAATCTTATTCTTTTTGACCCGCGCTATGCTGATTTTGTGGAGATGTACCATTCCGATCCGCTTGGATTTGTGGTTAGCGTTGCCGGTCTTAACCCATCCCAAGACCAGGAGGATTTGCTCCATGAGATAACGCCAGCAAATGCCAAGGTATCGGTTGCTTCCGGAACAACAACCGGAAAGACCGCAGCATTTGGGAGAATAGCGCTTTGGCATATGCTTTGCCATCCGATTGCGGAGTATGAGGGTAAGACAGAAATAGGGTCAAACACATACATCGGGGCCCCGCGTATAAGCCAGGTTGGCGATGGCGTCTGGAAGGAATTGAGTGATGCGTATATCGGCATAGCGTCCGGCCCGTATGCGTGGCTGAATGACTACTACGAAATAACAAAAACCCGTGTGTACGTTAAAGGGTTTGAAGAGCAGTGGTTTATTGCGCAGGTGGCCATGCAGAGAGGTCAGGCAATTGGCGTGGCCGGTAAGCACAGATACTGGCAGCTAATCATAATTGATGAGGCCGCCGGTGTTCCTGATGAGCATTTTGATGTAATCGAAGGCACTCAGACACAGCCGGGCAATCGCACACTGCTTGCTTCTCAGGGCGTAAAGAATGCAGGCAGGTTCTACGAGACGCATCACAGCCTGTCGCGTTCTAACGGCGGCTCATGGGCTAACCTGACATTCGATTCTGAGCGTTCACCATTTGTTACAAAGAAATGGTTGAAGGAGCGCGAAGAAGAGACCGGCGGAAAGGACTCTGTTGAGTATATTATCCGCGTCAAAGGAGGGTTTGCTGAAAGTTCCGATAGCGTTCTTCTGACCAGATCGGATCTTGAAAAAGCGTTCGAGCCGCGCAAGATCATAGATGACGATGAGCCATACGGATTGTTTCTTTTGTCTGACGTTGGTCTTGGTGAGTATCGCGACATGTCAGTCGCTGTGGTGGCTAAGGTGATCGGTAGTGGTGATTTCGGCCAGGAAGCGAGGCGCGTGGAATACATTGAGATACCAATTTGCACGAACACAAAAGACGAAATTGATTTTGCCGGGGATCTATCGAATCTGTTTGGCAGGCTTTCAAATCCAACATTGCTGGTAGATAACGGCGGCGTAGGCCACGCGGTAAACAAACTGCTGGATCGTGACGGTGTTCCGGTGGTTCGCGTGGATTGGGGCAAACCCTGTTTCAAGAAAGAATATAAAGACAGATTCTATAACCGCCGCGCATGCGCGATGGTCAGGTTCCGCGATGCTGTTAGGTCTGGCCGGGTGGTGATGCCTCAGGGCTTGGACAGGAAGATGCGGGAGAAGATACTGCTGCAAGGTTCTCGGTTGCCGTATCATTTTGCTGAGTCCGGAGGACTGAGGTATGTCATGGAGAAGAAGGAAAAAATGCGTGAGGACGGCATACCTTCCCCAGACATTATCGATGCGATGAGCTTTGTTTTTCTTGAAGACGCAACCAACTATATCGTTTGCGAGAATGCCGGGAATGTTTCGCGCAGCACGGCATTAAGGGTGGCGAAAGCCAAGGCTGATGAGGTGTTTTCGGATGTTTGATATTTTATGAGTATTTTTTATGGCAACCAAAATAAACAGTGACATGAAATGCGCTGCATGTGGGTGTGATATCGATCTGATCGAGTTGCACATGAATGTAATTGAATATGAAGACACGCGCATTGATGATGCGTCCGTGTGCGACACATGCGCCGCTATCACTGAAATGGGCGATGACAATAATCGCGTGGTGGTAATGGAGGATGACAGCCGGGCGTTGGTTTTTAACAGCACTATTCAGTGATAAAAAATGGGAAGCATCGACATAAAGGTAATAGAGATAATCAGCAAAAAGCTTGGGCTGGAGGCGTCGTTAAGCATTACTCCGGGACTGTCGCTGACCAATGAGATTGGCATGGATTCCTTATGTTTTGTGGAAACGATCATCGCTATCGAGAATGAGTTTAGGGTCGAGTTTGACGATCATGCCGCTGGCGATGTTGTTACGGTTGGTGATTTAATTGATATGGTAAAGGCTTGTCTTCGTGCGAAGGTTTCAGCAAAAAGACCCTATGAGTATCAAGCGGTGTGGCGTAAACCGGTTGGTTTTAATAAACAGATTTCAAAGGAATGAAAATAGAGTGAAAATAAAAGTAAAAATACTGGATGAGCGCATAACCGAGGAAGATCTGAAGCCCAAAACTCCGGGCAGCGCCGGAATTGATTTGATGGCAATGTCTTACGATGGTGTCGAGCTTTATCCTGACGAGGTGATGGGTCTTGAGCCTGGCGAAGTTAGGCTCATTTGTACCGGAATAGCGATACACATAGCCGATCCGGGTTATGCTGCGATGATATTGCCGAGGTCTGGGCGCGGTCATAAAGAAGGATTGATATTGGGGAACACGGTTGGTTTAATCGATTCTGACTATCAGGGTGAGTTGTTGATATCCGCATGGAATCGGTCGAAAGAAACAATCATTATTGGCCAGTCTGGAAGCAGGATTGCGCAGCTTGTCATCGTTCCAGTTGTTCAGCCTGAGTTTGATGTTGTCGATTCTTTTGAAGAGTCAGAGCGTAGGGATGGTGGGTTTGGGTCGACCGACGCTGATGAACAGCTAACTTTACATTATGTTGGAGATCCTCGCTCCGGGTGGGATGATAAATGAGTGATGGGGATAAAATTGCTCTCGAGATTGTAGATGTTGTGTCCAGATACTGCGAGTCACAAATGATAAACCCCACTGATGTTCATATTCAATTGGCTGCTGACAAAGAGGGCAAATTGCATATAGTTTGCTTTGAGGCGAGTATTTCTGTTGCATCTTCTGAAGACGCAAGAAGTGCAAATTCTGGCTATGGCGGGAGAGTTGGTTTGGGGCCGCGACCTGATAAGAGAGTAATTATGAATACATGTGAATCGTGCAAATTCTGGAATCGTGATGCAAGCAGCGACTATAGAGTAGCGATTGAAATTAATGATGACAATACTCGTGGTTTGTGCATGCTTCACTCTTGTACTGAAGAGAAAACCTTGAAAGAGCTGGGATATGACCCTGAATATATTCATTCCAGAGGTTTGGCAGAGGCTTGTTCGATCAGCGAGTCTATTGGTGCTGATTTTTTTACAGAGCCAAACTTTGGGTGTGTTCAGCATGCTGTTAAGGAAGGACAATAATATATTTGATGGATAAGTGAGGAAATTCATGAAGATAAAAATTGGAGACCGTATATATGACAGCGAGAAAGAGCCTGCAATGCTAATTCTTTCTGATGAGGACAAGAGAAATATTGCCGCAATGCCCATGGATGCAACTAAGTACGCCTCATTTCCTGGCGATGAAGAATGGACAAGGAATGATTGCGAAAAAATAAAGGCATGGATGGCTGATGTCAGTCACTAAGCCCGCCCGTAACAATATGCGCAATCCCGCGATCCTTAACATCCTGTCCGACATCGCCAGACAAAGCCACAACAGACGGCTTCCTGTCAGCATTTATTCCCCTGTTTGTTAAGGGTTCTGGTATTGATGGCGAGTCAGCAATTTTTTGTGGCTGCGGCATCTTTGGTGCTATAGGAATGTTGGCGTGAGAAGTGACCGGATTGCCCATCGATATATGAGAGGGCAGGAAGCCGTTGTCTACTCCGGTTAGCGATGTTGATGCAACCTTTCCTTGTGGTGTGGCGAAATCACCCTTATATTGGCCGAATAACTGGCGTCTGTGGTCTATTCCATTCAGCCCGCCATTGATTCTCTTTGTTACGCCATCAACATTTCCTTCCCTGGCCATTCCGCCAAGGTTGTTTTTCTTCCAGTACCATGCGGCTATTTTCCCCGCTATTTCAGGCTTGGCCGCAAGCTCTGGAGTGTTTACAAGATCAACGCCAAGGTCTTTGCTTGCTGCTGCGTAATTATCTCTTCCGGTCAACTGAATATGCCCGCGCCCGCGAAATTTGTACCCGTCGCCCGGTGACATGTTGCCCATCCTGCCGCCGTACATGAGTTCCGCCACTGCTTCCGGACCCTGAGCCATAGCATTTTCAACGGCACCTTTGCCTTTGTTTCGCGCTGATTTGCTAACACTCATCAGTCTGTCAGCGCTTCTATAATTGAAGCTTTCTTCCATGCGCGTAAAGCCTGCCGATTCATGATCCATCTGCGCCATAAACATGGCCTGCTCAGTCGGGTCGGTAATGCCTGCATGCTTCATTTGCCTAACCAAAGCTTCCTTGTTTTTGGCGGCAGAACCGGTCACTTCTGATCTTTTCCTTTGTACCATTTCCGATGCTCCATCTATTGCTGAATCAACCTTGTCTTTAACTTTGGATATGACACGCCCAGCGGGCGACTGCTTTATCCGTTCAATGCCTTTTGACACTGTTTTTTTCGCAGAATCGACCTTTTCTTTGATATTTATGCCAAATTTATCCTTGATGAAGTTGGTTACAGTATCCCAGCCTGCTGATATCCTGTTTGATAGGTCGTTGGTGAACGATTCCCACGCGCCCTGAATCTTTCCCGGAATATCCGCCTGCTTTAGTAGGTCAGTCCATTCGCCAACCTTGCTGCCAATAATTTGACCGGCTTCGTTGCCGAAAAACATACCGGCCAAGCCGCCGACAATTCCGCCAATTGCAGTTCCTATTGGCCCGGCTATCGACCCCATAAGCGAGCCAGCCTTAGCGCCTCCGATCATCCCGGCGAATGTCCCGGCTATGCCACCAACGGCTTTGGATTTGTCGCCACCATTCAGTATGTTAAGAATATTGCCAGCACTTGTGAATAGCGCGCCAATGCCGGGTATCTTTTTTGCCAAAAGAACCAGTGCCGTGGCAAGCACTCCTATGGGAAGTAGAAACATGCTTAATAAGCCACCTCCGCCTTCCCCGCCAACAGGCTTTTCTTCAAGATTCTTCAGGCTCTTGTTTGCTGCTTTGTTGAATACCGTATCTTCCTTCCGGAACAGCTTGATTTCGCCGAATATGCGCCTGAACCACTGATCTGTACGCTTCTGAACTCTTCCGCCGTTGCCCTGTGTGAGCATTTCATAGCCACGCGCAACGGGCTGCGCAATCTCATTCATTGCTTTTATGGACGGGTCAATTTCTTCTGTTCCTGACCTGGCTTCATTAACCACATTGGCAATCTTATCGGTGAATGAACTTATGAATCGATTATCTTCATCGCCTGATTCCACCATTCTGTCCCTGCTGCCGGTTCCGCCAAGATCATCATCGCGCAGCGGTGATCCTGTCTTTGATGATGAGGGCTTGTTACCTGCGGCAAACCGGCCTTTGTTGTCTCTATCCGGCCTTGGCGGTATAGCAACCAGGTTGCTTTTCTTCCTTTCCGTGAGGTTGCTCTCAACCTTTGAGTGATCTGCCGCACTCAATGTGCTTCTGGGTTTAATTGCCGAGGTTGTTGCGATTGCGGCCGTCTTGTTATTGGCTACTTTGCTTTGTGCAATTGATTGCGTTGCGGCTTTGTGTATCTGCTTATTTGCCTCAGAAATTCCCTTGGTTATCGGAGCAGCAAGCCCTTTGAGTCCGTTCTCTCCGGTTATGGCCATGCGGATTAGGCGCATTTCCTTCTGAATTTCACGCCATATTTGTATGGTTCCGTCTATGTTAATCGGCTCGCCGATCAGAAACCCTTGTTCATCGCTCTTGATCATATTGATATGAAAGTGTCTATTTGTGAAAACGTCAGTTGAATTTCCTGCATGGCGTCTTCGCGCCTTGACAGGCTTGTGTCAATGTTGGATGGCCTGAACCATCCATTATCTTCGTAAGCCGTTCTTGGTGCGCTGGAGTCAGTTATAAATGAATGCAGTATTCTGAATTTAATCGCGTACTGCTTGGGCAGCCCAACAGTTCCATCGCTGGACGCGCAGAAATTATGATGCGCTATATACCATTTCTTGATTGAGCCGAATTTGTCATCCATCGTTGTTATGCGCATCTCTACCGGCTCATTACCCTGCACTGAATCTATCACAGCGCCATTTACCCTACGCTTCTCTGCTGAAACAGTGTATGGCGAATACTCAACTTCAGTTGCGAACATATTCATAATCGGTGAAATCCAGTTGCCCCATAGTTCGCTGGATACCTCAATCAGAAAAAGATTCTTCTTCGATATCTGAGCCGCTCGCATGTCCCTGTAAATTTGCTGAGCCTCCACGGGCGTTATGCCGCCGAATAATGGGTTTGGTCTGCTCCAGTACATCGCCTGTGATGCGACCGAACTCATGCCGGGCAGGAACTCATTAAGCAACCCCGAGTCCAGGATGCGCAGGCCAGCGCCGCTGAAATCTCCGCTCAGAACGTCCCCAACAACACCTCCGCCGACATTCAGCGCCCTGTGCGCTTGTATCGGTATATGTTCGTTTATGGCGTTACGGACAACATTCGTGGCTGTTGCCGCGCCGATGTTTGATATGGCCTTTGCCAATTCGCCGCCGCCCATGAGGTTTGTCGCGCGACCAGCAATGCCGCTGGTTACATTAGTAGCGCCGGATATAGCCGCACCAATCGCGCCTTTCTGGGATAGTGAATTTGCTACATCGTTATAGAGTGACATTTATGTTTTCCTATCTTCCGAACGGTCGACCGCCGCCATGATCTCCATCGTCACCTTGATCATCATCTTTAGCGTTAACTATGGTGGCGTAAAGCTTTGCCTGATCTTCGTCGAGCATCATTGTTTTAGTCAGGAAGTCGATCATGACATCTTCCGTTGCGCCGATATCCTTCATTTGCTGCATTGCTTGCACGAGCATCATTCCGGCGTTCATTGAATCGGTTCTGGTGCGTTGTTTTTCTGCTTCCAGCGCAGATATTGATCCGTAATAATTAATTATCCATGGTCGACTCTTTTGATCGAAAACGAATCCGTACTTTTTGTACGTGTGGATATCAGCGACTTTGTGAAAGAAATCCGTCAATGCGCTTCTGATGCTTCTCGCTTTTTCTGCGACATGCGCGGATATCCGGAAGAACCCACCTTCGCCAAGTCCGCCAGACATTTGATCAGCAAATCCAAGCATTGAAAGATCAACACCAACATTCCCAGAAAGAAGCCTTGCGTGAAACAAAACGTCTTCTATGGTGATGTTATTTGCCCTTCCGTTCGTTCCGCCGGTGCTGTTCATCTGTGTTAGCTGCTTTTCGTTGAAAACCGGAATGATGTGCCTTATTCTTTCCATGATCGGCATGCCATTTTTAACCGAATTTTCAACACGATCTTTTGATGCCTTGAGCATGTCGGTTATTGATTTCAGGAACCTTTTTTGTTGATCAAGCGTCATTGACTCCAAATTGACCTGGAGCATTTGTTCGTCTATTGAGTCAATCCACCGCTGACCAACAAGGCCAAGTATGGAAGCATAGAGATTGTCGTATGCTTCCTCAGCGTTATACAGAAACGATCCTCCGGCCATGCTTGGCATTATTTGAAGGTTATTTATATCGTCTTCGGTAATTGCTACACGCAAGGCTTTCTCAACCACTCCGAACTGCGGAACCCATTGAGTGCGGGGCATCTTAAGCCTTGCCATTTGGGTAATATCAAGCTTTTCAAGATATTCTTTGCCGATATATAGTTGATATCCCACAGTCCTGTTGCCGCGCTCGAACGGCTGAACCAGTTGCGGCCTGACCAATTC